CCGCCGGTCGGCTGTTTCCAAATTATTCTTGGCCGTCAGCTTCAGCGTGGGAAACCGGTTCTGCGCCGTGATCGCAGGCGTCTGTCCGTAGGTGTTTTCCAGTCCCGTGTAAAAGCGGTTGGCATTGGATGAAATGTACGAGGCCATGGCTCTAGTCGCTCACTCCCACGTTGAAAGAGACCTTTCCTACCTGGATGAAATTCTGTCCGCCGTGCTTCACCGGCCCCAACGCCGCTTCATAGCATCCGGCGTAGAACATTCCCTCACCCCAGTCCCCCCGGTTCTGATCCAGTACCTGGGTCACAGCGTCGGTATACATCTGCAGTTGATCCTCAATCCCTTCCAGCCTGTCTTGTGAAACCCGCATTTCGATCGCCATCATGGCGATTCCGGAGAAATTCCTGAATTTCTCCTTGAGCTGGTTCACGATCTTCTCGCAGTACACGTTGACCGCCGGATAAACCACGTCGGTGCTGCGCTCCGCTAACTCAATCGATACGTTCTGCGCCAGAATCTGACTCTCTCCAAGCGGCGGCAGAGTGACATTCTCCGCCAGGGCTAGCGTCGCTACGGAGGCGTTCAGTCCTTGTGGCGCGCTCAGAAGCGTAACTACCTGTGCGGTGACCGTGCTGCCTACCCATGCCATTCTCTAACCCCTCTGCAGAAGTCGCGGCAACCCGCGCAGATAGTCCGGCGCCTGTCCGTTCCCCGGCGCTTGTCCCGAAGTGGATACTGGCCCAGCCTGCACCCACACCTGATCCAACGGCATGGGCGCCGTATTCTGTAGCGTCATTGTCGTAGGTAACAGGCCCACGTATGCATTCCAAGCCGTTGCGTTGGCCGGTTGATTGACCGGCTGGACCACCAGGGCATTCCCGGCCGCCATGGTAAGAGTACTGGGATTGCCGGCCTGCCCCTCCTGGCCTTCCGCGTTCAGCCACGCCACGCTCGCGCAGTAGGTCGCCGCCGGTTGACCGCCGGGAATCGACGTCAGTTGCGGCGGCGCGGCCTGTGGGATGGGGTTTCGCGCAATGCCGATCCCGGTCTGAATGAGCTTGTCCATGGCCCACTTTGCCAGTTGCTGAAACTGATCCCGCTTGCCTTTATAGCGGTCGTTCAATTGGTCGAAGTAGGCATCCTGATAGACCAGCGTCAAAGTTTGGAACACGTGCCAAAGCTGCAGCGGCGGCGTCACCACGATGTTGTTCAAGCAAGGCTCCGGTGGGAGCCGGAACTGCCAGGCGTAAACGTTGCTGCGCTGCAGCAGCGTCGTCACTTCGATTCCGAGCTCTTGCTGCGCCAGCGCCAGCTTTTGGCTGAGATCGATGTTCTCCGTTTGGGCCGTGGCCAGCACGTAGGAGTCCTGCACCGTCAAATCCTGGATCGTCGATATTCCGTCCGTGAATAACGCCATCGCCCCGGCCTACTCTTTGCCCGTCTGTGCGCCGCCCTTCAGCTTGCGTAGCTCATTGGGCGAAATGACCGTGAATTGCATTCGCGACGCCGCCGCAAGCTGATCCGCTTGCCGCTTCGCCTCCGCCTTCTGCTCTTGGAACTCGCGCGCTTCGTCGGCCGTCGCCAGGCGCGCGGCGCCTTCCACGATCATCCGCGCCGCAATCCGGCGTGGAACCTCGGTGCGCACTCCTTCGCGTCCGCCATCTTGTGTTTCGAGGCTCACCAACAAGGGTGAAGCATCTTGTAGGCTTTCCTCCGTTGCCCGGATCTTCCTGAAGTAAACTTGTAAGTCCATGGTTGTCTCTTGTGGGGCCGGTCGTACCCGGCCCCCTTCTTTGTTGTCCGCCTGAGTCGGTCCCGCTCGCGCCCGCTATGAGTTCACCTGAACGCCGAAGTTGTTGCGGATCACCGCGCAACCGTACAGCACGTCCACCGTGAACTGCTGAGCCAATGTATTCGGCTGGTAGCTCATCACTACGCGCATGCCGAAATTGCCCATCTCCGCGTAGTGCGCCACTGCGCCCGTGCCATACAATGGCTGCGGCAGTCTGCGGATAACCAGCCCGATTGCCGGCTTGGTGAAAGCCAGGTTGTGGGTCGTGATGGGCGAACTGCCGGTCATTGCCACGAACTGCGACCGCATCACGAAAAAGTCTTTGATCTTCCCCACCGTGCCGTCGATCAAAGCCCGCAGCCCCGCCTCGCCGGCGGTCTGGAATTCGCTGAAGCGTTCGATCTGCCGCAATGCGGAGTAGGTCGTGGCGTTTACCACCAGGAATTTAGGCTCCGAGGATGGCACCATCGCGCTAAACAACTCGCTCTCTGCCTGATCGATCACCGCTTCTACCAGCGATGTCCCCGGCGTACCCACCGGCGTGTTCGCCGTAAACCCGGCAAACAGGTTCAGTAGGCTGGTTTCGATGCTCTGGGCGATCGCCACCACCGCCGGCTGCATGTAGACTTGCAGTAAGTCCGGAACCGCCAGCACCTTGGTCACGTCCGGAATTTGGAAGGTCGCTTCGGCGTGTGTGTTCAACACGATCTGCGCATTTCCCAGGTTCGGGTTTTGCGGTTGAACTGTTCCGCCTTCTGCGATGTTGTTGGCTACCAGCACTGGGGGAATCGGAATGTTCACCGTGTCCCCCGCTTGCGCCAAAACAGGTTCATAGTCGCGGTTGACCAGGTTTCCCATCACTAGGTTCCCGACCAAGGCGGGCAGAGCGTCTGCCGCCACCAGCTTCACGATCGCGCTGGCCACATTAGCTGAAGTAATTATCGCCATTCATTCTCCTAAGTTGACTAAGTTCTCTTGCCTGCCTCTTGAATTCAGACATCCTGTCCAATGTCGCTGAAGTCTTTGTGGGGCAGACCTCTGGTCTGCGCGGGTCCCCCTGGACCCGCCTCATTCCTGCCGCGCCCCTATATCCCCCGCAGGTTCTGCGAAGCCACGCGCAGAATCTCCTTCCGTACCCGTTCCATCTGTTCGGAACTCATTCCCGGCCGGATGCCCTCGATGTCCACGCTTTCGGTGCTCTCTCGCGGCGCCTTGTGCGCGGCCGTGATCCCCGACCCTCCAGGTATCCTGGCCGGCAGGAACTCCGGATTTTCGCTCACGAAGTTGCTCAAATATTCTTTAAGCGGCACTTCGCCTTCGTCGCTGTGCGCCAGCAGCCGCCCGTCTTCCGTGCGGAATACGCCGTCGTGCACCGCTCGGTATGCCAGGTCCACCTTCGCCACCCCCAATCGTTGCAGCTCCGCCCGAATGGCCGCGCCTCTCTCCGCCTGCTCCGCCGCCTGCCGGCTGCGCTTGCTTTCTTCTTCCACTTCGTTCAGCCGCCGCTCCAGTTGCTCGCGGCGTTTGCGTTCCTCCACCAGTTCCGTCTTGTAGGCCGGTTCGCTCTTGGCCTGCTGTTCCTGCAGAAACTCGTGAATTGCTTGCTTCACGATCGCTTGTACGTCCGTGTCTTCCATAATCTGTTCCCCAGTTGCGGGGCAGCTTGGTAACGTGCGGGCCGATTGTTAATCGGCCCAGTGTGCGCCGATTCCCAATCGGCGCGCAGGATACCATCCTGCCCCACACGCAAACTGACCCATTACCCAAACGTAGCGCCCGCACTCATGCGCGCCGTTTCGAGACTAACCCATCAACTCTGTGCCTCAATCTCCTGCGCGATCTGAGTCTTGATCTCCTGCCGCACGTCAGATAGAAACTTGAACGCCAGTTTCTTGAAGACCTGTTTCTTCAGCGTCTCCGATTCGATCCCCATCGTCAGCAGCTTTCGGGCGTCGTCCAGTTCATTGCTGAAGTCGGCGATATCAAACTCGTCCAGCCCCGAAACGTCGATCGAAATGTTGTCCTGGCGCGCCGCCGCGATGGCTCGCAGGATTTGCTTCATCGTGTCTTTCACCGCGTCGCCATATGCCCGCAGCACCTCCTGCGTGATGCTGAAGTCCCGCTGCTTGCTGGCGCCCGATTGCTGGTGGCTCGATGCATCCGGCCCCGCCGCGTGCGCTATCAGATAGCACACCCGGTAAATCTCGTCTTTAAGCTGCACCAGATTGTCGGCCGCGATTTGGTAAACTTTGCCTTCCGGCTCGGTCCACCCGAACTTGTCCCCCGGAGCCAGTTGTATAAAATAGGAGTCGCCCACGATCTGGTTCCACTCCCGGTCCGAATAGATTACCGGGGAGGCGAACAAACCCATCGTCAGCGCCCAGGAAAGCGCGTTCGACTTGTTGAAGTGCTCCAGTTGCAGCAAAGCCGCTTTGTTCATTAGCCAGAGCCCTTCGGTCACCCGCAGCGGAAATATTGGTACCCGGTTCTGGCTGGCCAGCCCGTGCAGCCCTTCATCCACCAGCCGCACTTCCTTGTCCTTCAGTTGCTGATAGACTTGATAATTCCGCCGGTCGTAGTAGATCCAGCGCGTCTCGCGCGCCCATTCGCCGTCGCTGACTTTGGACTTGCGCAGCGATGAGGTCCGGATCACCGCCCAGTCCAGCCCGCCGTGGTCGTCGTAGCTCCAGTTGATCAGTTCCTCCGGCGAGTAATCCACCAGATACGCCCGCGAGCGTCCCACTGCGTCCTCTTCCGCGCGGTTACTGGCTGAAACCGCCGACCGCGGAAAATCCACTACGATGTAACTCCGCCCCTGCACCAGCGTTTGCACGATCCGCTGCCGGAAAAACTCGGCGATGGAGGTGCCCTTCAAATCGCAATCGTCCGCGAATAGGTTGTAGAAGGTTTTTGCCGCTTCGTCGTTGCCGTCGAACAGCAAAGCTGGCTCGCGCCGCATCAGCGTCGCCGCGTACCAGTCGATGATCGAGCCGATATAGTTCTCGTAAAACACCCGGCACAAACGCTCGGCGTAGATATCGTTGGGCTCCTTGTGCCGCCTGACCAAATACTCGAAGGCGTTCTCCCGCATTTGCTCGCCGCCGGCGTACAGGTCCCGGTACTTCCTCCACATCGTCTTCTTGGCGCCATACTCGGGATGCTCTCGGTCGATGTTCACCATCTGGTCCTCAAATCAGCCGCTCCTGATGTTCGCCGAGCGCCGGATGCGGTCTGCATTCCTGCCACAACAAGTAACCCAGCGCGTCCGAAAGATGGGTCCTGCGGCGATCCTTCTCCTTGTCGATGGCGTTGCTGTCCGCCTTGTACGACACCTGCTCGAAATCTTTGATTAAGTCCTTGCACTTGGGGTCTACCAGCAGCCGTATCTCTCCGCTCGCCGATCGCAGTCTGGCGTTAGTCAGCATGATCCGTTCGCGCACGCTGGGGTTGGCTTTGGGTACCTTATAGGTCGCCTGCGCGCCGTAGGTCGTCCGAAAGTACTCCCGCACGATCTGATAATCCGAAACGCCCGTGGTGTGCTGGCTGTTCCCCGAGGCGTCGCCGTATATCACAATCCCGCTCTTGTGGTTGGGAAACCGTGTTTCAAACTCCTCGCAAGCTTCGTGCGTGCTGGCGTGCCGCAGGGCGATTTCATCCAGCACCAATACTGTCCGGCCCTCGATTTGCGCCACTATCGAACACATCGGGTCCACGTTGAAATCCAGCGCCCACAGCAGCGGGCAATTCGAGTTTACGCGCAGGCTTCTCACGTGCTCGCGCCGGTTGAAGGCGCTGTATACAAGTCCGCCTTGTTGGCTCACGTACTGCCCCAGCGCTTCCTGTTGATAAAAGCTGTCATCGTAGCTGTTCTTCAGCCGTTCGTAGAAGTCCGGAACCTTCTCCAGCAGATACTGATTCTCGTGCGGCTCCGCGACGATCGCGCTGTATCCCGCCACCGGATCCGCGATGAATTTGCGATAAACCCAGTCAAAGCCTTTCGGCGTCCATACCGCGAAGCCGCAAAGTATGGCGGCCAATGGATCGCGCAGCCGTCCCTCCAGCCGTAACCACGCGCCCTCCGGCGCATAAGTCAGCTCATCCAGTCCGAACCAGGCCAGGTTGGTGCCGCGCAGCCGCTCGAAGTCGTCTACCGGCCGGAATATGATGCGCGACCCGGTTTGTTTCATCGTGAGCATGTTCTCGGCCTTGTTGTATGTGTACGGAAGGCCCTGGCTGTCCAAGAGATCGAACAGCGTCGTCTGTGTAGCGTCCCGTAACATCGGATAAGTGGGTGCGCCGATCAGCCCCAGCCGGCCTTGATTGCAATAAGTGAGTTTGATCGCCTCCTGGCACAGCGCCTGGCTTTTGCCGGAAGCGATCGGCCCGGAAAAACCCTTGAAGCGCGACTTGCAGTCGTGGAAAGCCCTTTGTGAAGGAAGCTGGTCATAGGCTATACCTTGGTCAAGGACGCCGTCGTCGCTGCCGATTCTATCCATCGCACCCTGACTTCGCGCGGCTCGTCCGCATCCAGCTCTTTCTCGATCTGCAACAGCCGTACCAGGTCTGCCAGCATCGGTTTCATCTCGGGTGTTCCCAGCTTCGCCTCGATGCTCTCGATCGCTTTCCTGACAACCCGCGCTCTGTGCCGCTGTGGCTCCGTCATCCGCAAACCCTTTTCACGATTTGAGACTAACATCCGCCCTCCCGCAGCCGGATCGCAACTTTGCGCTAAGTGACACAATTTGAACGCGCAGATTATATTTCTCGACGTGTGACCGTTCTTGTGGGGCGGGCAATCTTGCCCTGGGGTCCCCTCTGGGGACGCCTTTTCAGGCGGCTTGCACGA